AGCATAGTGGAAGGAGTATCTTCTGGAAACCATCTGTCTTCTTTTGGTCTATTTTTTCTACCTTTTGACCATTCATAATAGTTATCTTGTACCACAAACATATCCCACCAATCTTGCATAAAGTTCTTGACAAGAGGATTTTTCATGTTATATAGACAAACACCACCGCATAGTGTCAGATCAATCTTGTCTCCTGTGCTAGGAATAGGAGCCGCGACCTCTACAAAACTACCTTGTGCTCTCTTGTCTTTGGTCAACTCAACGAATTTCATATCATCGTCACCAATCTGATCCCAGATAGTAATGATATCTTCGTGTTGACATTCTTGGTCAGCATCAATATACATTGTCAAATCAAAAGGTGAGTTAGCCATACCATAAAGCTTAGATCGTATGTGATCTTCACAATCAAAAACTTGGATGTTGGGATCTTCGGCTCTTTGGTCTAAGAATCTTTTTTCTGTAAACAAAGCAAATTGTGCATCTGGAATATAATCCATGATTGATTCGATTAGATTGATTGCTGAATAGTAGAACGCAATCCTCTTTGACGCTATGATTACAAAGCCTTTACTTTGTTTTGATTTCATTATTATACTCTTCTTGCACTAGCATACCAAGAAAGGCTTGCATTTCATAAATGTTTTTAGCTTTTCTAATCTTAGATTTTAATTTTCTATTAGTAGAGTTCTTAATAGAATCTATCTCGAAAACCTCAAGCTTTGCATTAAACAGATGTTCAAGTTTTCTAGCTTGGTCAGACTCACTTCTTTTTCGTTTTTCAGTTTCATGTCTTTGTCTGTGCCTATCTTCTCTTTCCTTGGTATTTTTATCAATTTTCTCAATACCATTCTGAGCAATGATAAGTTCATAATCTTCTGTAAGTTTACCATCACGTGTATATTTACTTACTGTCGCTGTTGATGAACTTGTTTTACCATCCGAGTGGTTTATAATCAACTTAGCTGTAATCCTATCCTTCTGGTAATTTTCCCAGAACGGGTGTTTCCATTCTTTATCCATCACAATCTCCTAACCTTAATTATTACTATATATACCTCTCTAGGCTGTCCTTACATATAGTGTATAGGTCTCAATATTTGTATTTCCAGATTCTATCAATGTGCCTGTATAGTTACCCACATAATCTCCGGTATAATCTCCGGTATAATCTATAGTAGAATCACGAGTTGACTCTATAGCGGCACCCTCATAAGTCCCAGTATAATCTCCAGTAAAGTCTCCTATATAATCCCCAGTAAAATCACCAGTATAGTCCTCTTGATCATCACGTGAATAAGCCCCTTCATAGGTTCCAGTATAGTTACCTGTATAGTTGCCCGTATAATCAACAGTGCTATCTCTGGTGGAGTCACGAGTAAAAGCATCCCCATCAAATGCGCCACTATAGGCACCAGTATAGGTTGCAGTATAGTTACCAGTGTAGTTTCCAGTATAATCCGCAGTGCTATCTCTAGTAGAGTCACGAGTAAAATCGGCACCATCATAGTTACCTACATAGTTACCAGCGTAAGCGGCATCATAGTTTCCTACATAATTTAGAGAATACTGACCGTCATAATTACCTGTAAAATCCCCAGTATAGTTGCCAGCAAATACAGTAGTACTGTCTCTAGTAAAGTTTGCTTGATAGTTACCAGTATAGTTACCAGTGAACAGCGTTGTTGAGTTACGAGTTGATACACGAGTAAAGTTTGCTTGATAGTTACCTGTATAGTTTCCAGTAAACACCGTTGTTGAGTTACGAGTTGATACACGAGTAAAGTTTGCTTGATAGTTACCAGTAAAATCGCCAGTAAAGTTATTAGTTGAATTACGAGTTGATGTTCGTGTAGATGTTCTGGTATAAGCGCCATCGTAGTTACCTAAAAAGTTACCAGCAAAGTTACCAGCAAAGTTGCCTACAAAATCTCCAGTAAAAGAAGGCCCAGGTGTGCCGCTATAGAATATTTGGCTGTTTCGTGTAGATGTTCTGGTTGATGTTCGTGTAGATGTTCTGGTTGATGTTCTGGTATATTGGCCACCATAGTTACCTAAAAAGTTACCAGCAAAGTTACCAGCAAAATCTCCAGTAAACACCGCTGTTGAATTTCGAGTAAAGTTTGCAACATAGTTACCAGTGTAGTTTCCAGTAAAATCACCAGTATAGTTTTCTGCAGCGGCACGAGTGAAGTTTGCGGCATAGTTGCCAGTGTAGTTTCCAGTAAAATCACCAGTATAGTCTTCTGCAGCGGCACGAGTGAAGTTTGCGGCATAGTTGCCTACAAAGTTACCAGTATAGTTTTCTACTGCAACCGCTGTACTATTACGAGTATATTGACCATCATAGTTGCCAGTGTAGTCTCCCTCATAGTTGCTTACATAATTGCCAATATAGTTGCCATTATAAGTTCCAATATAGTTACCAGTATAATTTCCTATAAAGTTACCACCATAAACTTCTTGATCATCACGAGTAAAAGCAGCACCATCAAAAGCGCCGTCATAAGCACCATCATAAGTTCCAACATAGTTACCAGTATAATTTCCAATAAAGTTACCACCATAAACTTCTTGATCATCACGAGTAAAATTGGCACCATCAAATACACCATCGTAATTACCAGTATAGTTTCCAGTAAAAACATCAGTTGAGTTGCGTGTAAAGTTGTCAGTTGAGTTTCGAGTAAAGTTTCCTGTGTAGGGTGTAAAAGCACCTAGGTAATTACCAATAAAGTTTGCATTATACTGCACTTGTGAATTTCGTGTAGATGTGCGACTATATGCTGTTTCTGTAGATGCCTTTTTCGTATCTGTGGCAGTACCTTTTGCTACCCAAGTCCCTGTTGCCGTAGGTACACCTTGAGTTCCAGTTCTCACCAAGTACTTGCCAATGCCGCCTGACATAATTCTATTCTGAGCAAGCTTACCGAGAGTGTAACTAATTTGACCTACGGTTGCTTCCTGTAAGCCAGTGTAACTACCACCTTCGTCTTGTGGCGTACCTTTTATCCTAACATACTTAACAGTTGTTGGGGCTGTCATAGCGGTTCGTTTCCAAATGCTATAGTTTAGAGCCGTACCATCTGTACGATTATCTGTAAATACATTTGTAAGTGCAGCGGTATAATCTCCACTCGGTGCACTTGTTGCTAGTTTGTATGTGCCTGGATAATCATTTTCGTGGATGATTTTGTTTAATCTATCCATAAGGATATTAGAATCAGAGTCTGCCATTTCTCTAATATCGCCAGAATCATCACTATCAGCAACCCTAACAAATCCAAAGGGTAAGCGAAACCCATCTGAGTCTACTAGATCAGCAGCCCCTGATTTTTGATAAAGTATTTGGTTTGTAGTTGTCGTAGTGACATTTTCATGTACACCCACTGCTTGATCAAACTGAGTATCAGTGAAAGTACCGATAGCATCACCACCAGCACCAGAGATATTTAAGCGACTTACAGAAGTGTTTGCAATGGTAGATAGTTTTAAGCCAGCACGATAGGCCAAATAGTTTTCTTCAGCCGAATCATTGAAACGGATAAGAGATGCATCACTATCTCCTAACTTGAGAGGAATGTTTGTTGCTGTACGTGCCATAGATATACCTTATGCTGTTCGAACATATAATGTATAAGTATCTATAGTAGAACTACTTGCCTGTATAGTTTCGCCAGCATAGTTTCCAGTAAAGTTGTTTGTTGAGTCTCTTGTATAGTTACCATCGTAGTTACCCAACGAATTTCGTGTATAAGCTCCCTCATAGTTGCCAATAAAATCACCTGTATAGTTACCAGTGTAGTTTCCAGTAAAATCACCTGTATAGTTACCAGTGTAGTTTCCAACAAAATCACCAACAAAATCACCAACAAAATTCCCAGTAAAATCACCTATATAGTTACCATCGTAGTTACCAACAAAATCCCCAACAAAATCCCCAACATAGTTACCAACATAGTTACCAACATAGTTACCTATAAAGTTTGCTGTACTCTGTGTAGGATTGCCTGTGCCATCGTTAACTCCTGTATAATATATTTGACTGTCTCGGGTTGAAGTACGAGTTGAAGTACGAGTTGAAGTACGTGTAAAATTAACTGTAGAATTTCTGGCATAATTTTCTACAGCAGCCAAGGTACTATTACGAGTATATGCAGCAGAAAAAACAGTGGTACTATTACGAGTATATGCAGCAGAAAAAACAGCGGTACTATTACGAGTATATGCAGCAGCAAAAACAGTGGTAGAGTTTCGTGTATAGTTACCAACATAGTTACCAACATAGTCACCGACATATTGTCCATCATAGTTGCCTATAAAGTTACCAGTGGACACTCTAGTATAATTTTGGTTTGCAGTCTCTTGTTTAGTATCTGTAGCAGTACCTTTTGACACCCATGTACCAGCAGGTAATGATTGACCAGATGCAAGAAGTTTATATGTACCAATACCAGTTAAACTGATTCTTGTCTTGGCTCTTTGCCCAAAGGTATATTGGATCTCAGCCTCATCCATAGCTTTTAGATCAAAGTCATTATGTAATTTTTGCGGAGAAACCTTGGTAGGTGCAGTGCCACTGGTTTTTATCCAAATGCTATAGTTAATTGATGTGCCGTCTGTTCTTGTATCAGTAAACACATTAGAAAGTGCTGCAGTCCAATCACCACCAGGAGAACTAGCAGCAAGTCTACGACACCCAGGATGTTCGTTAGCAAAAGTTTTTAAAAGTATTCTATCAACAATATTAGTGAATTCAGGAGAGTTTGCTGCTTTGAGTGCCACAACATCACCTGTTGCAGACCTATCAAAAATCACAGGTTTATGAAAGTTTGCTCCGCTTTCAGTAGCAGTGCCAGTTGTCTGTTTCAGTGTCACATTGGTAGTTGTAGTTGTAAGAGATCCATCGTGGCTTCCCACGGCATCATCGAAACTAGTATCACTAAATGTGCCAACTGTAGTACCAGTACCTGATGCTTTCAAACCAGCATTACTGGTACCTGATGTATCAAGAGAAAGTCTTAAACCTATTTGATAGGCTATATAATTTTCTTCGGCATGGGTTATTTTTGTTAAGTTACCGTCACCATCGGCTTTTAATAAGGCATCCACAGTATTAATCCTTTAGTTAAGAAGCGTCCCATCAGAATCATATATTCCAGGAACCTTTCTGCCCCATATAAAGTTACCAGAACCATTAGAAGCAAGTGCTCTATATTTAGTTCCATTACTATCTATACCCGCCATTTCTGCCACTGCTATAGAGTTATTTGTTACAGCAATCTCACCTGTACCACTTGTGTATGTAATCGAGTTACCGCCACTTAGTACTGATCTTGGTTTGGTTGTTTCTTGCGCTTTGAGTTCGTTGATAGCGCCTACCAAATCACTTGCAGATGTATTCAAAGATCCGCCAGTGATTGTTCCAGCAAATGTGACGTTTGCTCCAGAGAATGTTGCCGCAGTTGTTGAGCCCGATTTGATAATCAAGTTTCCGCTAGTGTTTTTAAATGAACCGAAAGTAGCAGCATCATCTTTAAGGACAACATCGCCGCCACCAGCATCGAGTGTAATATCACCAGCCGCATCAATAACAAGTGCATCAGATGTTGTAATGTGTTGGGATGTTGAATACATGGAAAACTTAATCTGTTCTCCAGATGTAACACCTTGGAAGAATATATCATCACCAGTTGGTTTTAAATAAATGTCACCTGATGTTGAAGTTTGCAGAGTTAAATTTCCGCCTGCTCTTGTAATCTCATTGGCATCAATAGTAGTGTTATCAACGACAACCGAGGCAAATGTTACAGCATCAGTGTGTCGAGCAACTTGCTCTTTATCAGTTGTAGTACCAATTTTCCAATAGTTGTTGCCTTCATCCCAGAACAGTTCAGCAGAGTCTTGAGTACCACGTCTGACACTCAATATTGCATCATAAGTTGGAGATGATGGAGTTGCGCCAGAAGATGTGCCATCCATCAACCTAATCTCATTTGAAGCATTTCTTGAAACACCAGCTGTGGTAATATTACCGTTGACTGTGATATCATCATCGAATGTTACAAGACCGTGGAATGTTGAGTTTGATATACCACCACTTGCTTCAAAGGTTACCGCTCTTGCATCACTTGATGTGCCAGAAGCAATTCTAAGTTCCCCACCTTCTGTTCTCAAAGCACCAAACTGTGTTCCACCATCATCAAGTTCTATGACACCACCATCGGCATCAAGATTAATATTACCAGCGGCATCTAGTTTTAAGGCATCAGACACTGCAATTGTTTGCAGAGTTGTACCCATTGTAAACTTTATTTGTTCATTAGAAGTAGTACCTCTAAAATATACATCATCACCAGTTGGTACAAGAAGAATATCACCACCAGCACTTAAAGTAAGATCACCACTTGATAGAGCAATCGAAGTGTCATCAATGTGCATGTTATCAACATCAATACCGCCATCTGCAGTCACAAGTCCACTTACATCGAGTGTACCAGTTGTTGCAACATTACCAGTAGTATTAGCAACCGTAAATGCACCATCCATGTCGATGCCACCATCAAGAGATGCGAGTCCAGAGACATCAAGTGTACCAGTGGTTGCTACATTACCAGAAGTGTTAGCAACAGTAAATGCACCATCAGCATCAATACCACCATCAAGTGACGCAAGACCAGAGACATTAAGAGTGCCTGTTGTTGTAACATTACCAGTAGTATTAGCAACACTAAATGCACCACCATCAGCGGTTATACCACCGTCAAGTGTGGCAAGCCCACTCACATCAAGTGTACCAGTGGTTACAACGTTGCCTGAGGTATTTGCGACAGTAAATGCTCCATCAGCATCGATACCGCCATCAAGAGATGCCAATCCAGATACGTCGAGTGTACCAGTGGTTACTACATTACCAGAAGTATTAGCAACACTAAATGCGCCACCATCAGCAGTTATACCACCATTGAGTGTAGTAAGCCCAGTTACACCAAGTGTGCCTGTTGTTACTACATTACCTGTTGAGTTGGCTACGGTAAATGCTCCATCCACATCAATACCAGCATCGAGCGATGCAAGTCCAGATGCGTTGATCACACCGAGAGTAGATGTTCCAGTTACGCCGAGAGTTGTTCCTACTGTAACCCCAGCAGTAAATGCAGCAGAATCACCCTTGATACCATCTAGGTTTGAAACGCCATGAACGTGTAAGTTTTTCCATTGTGCGCCACTTCTACCGATTGAGTAGGTAGCATCTGCATCTGGAATAAGGTTTGAAGCGATGTCTGCATTAAAATCTACTGTATCGGCAGAGTCATCACCGAAACCGATACTGCTACCAGATCCTGCTTTGAATGTGACTTGACCCTCTACGATCAATGTACCGCCCAATGTGGTGTTGCCAGCGACATTCAGTTTGCCATCAATAACAACATTATCCATAAACTCTGCACTGTCTTGAACGATCAGTTCTCCAGCGAGGTTTGTGTTGCCATCTACAACAATATTGTTTCGAAACTCAGCACTGTCTTTAGCAATGAACTCGTTGAACTCTACATTTGAAGCTTTTAACACCGCTTGATCTAAAAGCTGATCTATAGAGTCAAGTCTATAATCAACTTCGTTGATAGCTTCGATGGCACTTGAATCTGCACCAGAAAATGTTTTTACAGAGAGTGGTCCAGAACCTTTACCGACGAAACCGCCAGTAGTTAAGGTAGAAATATCACCAACCTTATTTGTAAGGTTGTTAAACTCATCCTTGAATGCGTCTACCCTGTTAGTTAACCGTATATAAGCTTTAGCCATTTCATTGCTTCTCTATTAGTTGTTTCAGCAAGGCTTTCATTTCGCTCATTTCATTTTCTAATGCTTGCAATTTTGCGTCTTTATTTTTTCTATCACGTCTAACATTTCTGAGCCTTTCAGCTTCACTTCTATTTATATTGATTAAAGCACCGTTTTTTACATCTCTAACAAGATCATCTCTACCTTTAACTTTATTATAAATTTTCATTATGTACCAAGAGCAATTATAGACAAGTCACGAATCTTTGGAACACGACTTTGGTCTGTAGAGTTCATAACAAGTTTTACTTGAAAGGCATTAAATTCTGGTAAGGTTGTACCTGTAGTTGCTCCAATGTTATATTCATAATCTCTATATTGATTATCATCAATAGATTTTCCTGGATCGGCATCAACAGTTGCCGCAATAAAGTTTGTTGTTGAAAGATCTGAATCATCGCCAATAGCACCAGTTCTGTAATACAGATCTACAGAAGTGTTGTTTAGAACATTGGCTCCATATAGAATCCTTAAACCTGTTGAAGGTTCCTCTAATCGGACTGTTTTAGTAATATGCTTTGCAAGAGATGACCCACTTGTTGGATGTGTTTCTGGAACAAAATTAAGTGGCACATTAAATCCTACAGTTGCAGCAGAATCTTGATTATCAATAATGTTACCGATTACCGTAAGACTAGCTCTTTGAGCATCAATGAATGGAGTGACAAAATCATTTGATATATCGGTTGACATAGTTGCACTAATAATAGTAGATTGTGTAATGGAATGCAAGTTCTCGTTTGAATCATTCATGATAACGTGTGGAACATCCAATTTAGTATCTTGGTCGTTGACCATTGCAAGATTTGATGTTACACCATAAGGTGTTTCAGTACCAGCAAAAGATTTTGATGTAGCTATATCACCTGTAAGTGAGACAGTGGAAGTATTCCTTGGATTATATATTTCAATACTAGGTTGGATTACATCATATTTAATTTGTTTAGATGCAAAGATACCGGAGCCACCAAATTCAACAGATGCTGTTGCATTCCCACCTGCATTAAATTTATATCCAGTTCCATCAACAGCTGTAATAACACGTCTACCATTTAGGTTAGCCGCTGTAATACCATTTACGGTCCCAGTTACACCAATGATATTGACCCTATCATTGATCTGAAATCCATGGTTGGGATGTTGAACTCGAATAACAGCACTCGATGCAGTACCAGTAAATGGATCATCGATAAGAGGATCTTCATCAACATTAGCATCAAAGAACTTAGCTATACCGCTGGTAGAAGCAAACTTTGCAACATATAAATTATATTTTAAATCTACATCCAAATTCGGTGCAGGTGCATTACCGGTGTTACCACTAAACATGTTTCCAGGTGCAAGGTTTTTTACAATTTTTCTTGTGGTAGAACCTAGATTAAAATCAAGAACCTTTCCGCCCCAAACCTTATATGTATTAGCCTCGGAACATGCAAGAGTAAAAGCATGCATTTTACCTGGGTGTAAATAAACAGGTTCATCAAATTGGAAGGATGTTGCCACACTTGCGTCGGTTGAAGTAGTAATAGAAGATGCGTTTCTTGTTACTTGAGATCCTGGAATAATCTGATAGGTATTAGGCGCACCTTGATCAGCATTTCTTATTGCTAAAGTAATAGGATATGTTGCGCTTTTTTCTTGGAAAAATACCTCAACCTTTGTTAAATATGCACCATGAATAGACCCTAGCGCAAAAGTTTGCGCCATAGGGTTAACATGAATATCTTGAGGTACACCTGACTTTGTACTATATGCCATTTATTTCGCCTTTATATTTTAACATTTGTTTTTGCTGTCAAGTACTTGCCGATCAATCGACATATTGGGTAACCAACAGTCATTATCATTTTTCCAAAGATATTAGATTTATATTCAGTTGGGTTTAATTCATGTGCCATTTGTTTAGCCCAGGAACCAGCAACTGGTCTTGCAAGAAGATGAAGAACTAATTTATTACCAATACCACTTCCTTGTATATATTTAGCAATTGGTTTACCCCAAACATAATAACCATTGTAAAGATCTGGATCAAGTCTTTGTGTAGCTATACCGTATTCTTGGTCAAGCCTATAAACACCTTCACTAAGATATCCAAGATTATATAAGGCAGTACATATAACAGTACCATCGCCGCCGCCACCGCCGCCACCGCCACCTGGAGCCGCGCCACCTGGTGACGGTGACGGTGAGGGACAGGCATCTCCCATGTCTACACCACAAGGTTTGTTGTGAACTAAAATACCGTTTGCATAATATGTGTTGTTACCAGTTAAACTTAGATTATACAGTTGAAGTTCTGGTTCTCTTTCTTGTGGTACCCACGATTCAATTTTTAATTTACCTTGTTCAGTTACAAGAGTTGTTCCTATATTAATATCAACCAGAGGACCGCCATTATCATTTACAACATTTGCATATGCTTGTGGATCATGTTGTTCAAATTCTTTTACATTTATAGCTCCCCACCCTTCTGTGGTCATCAGAGGATGTTCTTCAGATAAGAATGGTTTCATATCATTAATACCATTAATACCATACAGTAATCTTGAACCGATAGGAACAATTTCAATAGCAGTTACTTCGTTATTCCAAGTATGCCCTTGTTCATCTGGCATACTTTTCACCATATCACCACGTCTTACTGCAGAGATATGCTTCTTTGTTCCATCAGACATAGTTACTAGAGTATCAGAAGTGAAGCAAGACGGTTGTGCATAAGGTGGGTAAACTTTATTTTCTACATATCTTGTATCGGTGGCGACAGCAAAGTCATATTCTCTTGTTACCAAGAACTCTTCTTGTGATACTCTTAATACACCAGCAGATGTAAATATACCTTTTGTATATGATGTAGCATTTTTGGTATTATGCGTTTCAACATCAGTAATAAGTATCTCACGTCGTCCTGTGTTAATTTTAATTGTATCATTATTTGGAATAAGAATATAACCAGACAACGCACCATTAGCATCAGTAGTGTGTGTTGTTGCTCCACCTAATGTTGCCGGATAGCCAGTTGCATTTTTCCATTTCTTACCAGCTTTTCTGTAAATAGAGTCACGTGCAAGAGTAGCTTCGGGAACATATGCGCCAACACCTGTTGCTGTAGATGCATATGCACTTATGTTAACTTTGCCCATAAAAATAAAGTGTTTTGTATTTGGTCTAAGCCCAGTTGCTCTGATGGAGACAAATCTTGCTCTCATCTTTTTAATTTCACTTGTTGAAATAATTTTTTCGCCAAGAGATTCAACAACTGTTTCAGAATTTTTAAATTTCCAAGTTTTCGTTTCAGTTGTACTTCCCGCTGCAGTACTGGTTGTAGTTGAGTTACTACCTAGGACTTGACCTCTTTTATAGGTATCAGCATCATCTGGGGTAATACCTCTCCAAGAAGTATTCCAATCTTGGTATTTGCGACCATTGACAGAGATTTTATCTCCACCTTGGATAAGCTTATCTGCTTTATCTACATCATCATACCAACTATCAGACCGTGGAGACATTTGTAATGTACCTGTCATGGTCTGAATACCAACAGGATTTACGATAAAGGCTCGAGATGCTTTTGTCTGTGACTGTGTAAGAAAATGTGTATATTTCAAATAAATGTTATCACCAACTAAACGAGTGTTTGTGGATGTATCCGAATCATATACAAGAGGCACAGAGTATGATCTAAAATTAGGACGAATCTCGTGTCTAATCATATCACGTGATGATCTGTAGTTCGAGTCAAGTGTATCTGTGCCTATGTCATTGAAGAAGTTATCAGCAAAGATGCCAGATTTAAATCTGTTATTACCAGCACTATCGTAAACGTTTACATTATCTTGTTTCAACTCAAGCATTGTAAGCGCAGTAAGTTCCTCAAGATCATTGATCTTTTTCTCTAAATGCCCAATATCTCTCATAGTATATCGGCGGTTATCTTTATATGTAACCGTCAAGTCATCGTCTGTAATCATATATGGATTAAGTTCAATAGAAGCAACTTCCATAGTACCCTCACCAAGTGTAGGATACTTTGGTTCGAACGCTGGGTCACCAAACTTAACACCAACATAACCATCTCTATGAATAAATGCCTTACCTCTTTTAGGAAGGTAGTAATCAACATCGAGAGTAATAATGTCTGTATTTTTTGGTAAAGGAAAAACAGCCGCTCCAGAAGAACTAAAGTTATCTGCACCATTTGCTTTACGAGGTCTAAAGTCTAAGACGTCATACAACGGAATGGACTCTCCATTCGCTTGTCTGTGACCTGGAATATCTTCATATGCTACTTGACCATCATATGAGTTTACTGCAAAGAAGTCTCCTGTAGAACCATGATTAAAAAACTTATATGTTACATTTATGTTACCAGCAGGCGCAGCTTTGCCACCTTTCAATATAAGCTTACCTCTTCCATAGAAGTTGTCAGTTTGACCATTATCTAAAGTGAAGTTTCTAGTAATATCTAATGATGTAGTAGCATCTATAACTGACGTAATAGAATAGATATCACATCTATCTAAAAGAACACCTCTTGAACCAAGAGAAATGCCACTCTGAGTTCTATCCTTGAGAGTCTTAGATCTTACAGTAGCTACCTTTTTCTTTTGATAATAGTATATTACAACACTTGCACTTGCTGTAACACCCTCTAAAACAGTAGTTGAAGTACCAGCAGTTTTTACTGTAAAGTTTTCAAATACTCCTGTGCTGCTATTGGCAACAATCCAGCTAGTAGCATTGACAAGATCAAAGGAACTGCTAGTTCTAGTAACTGTAACTTCTCCATCACCATCAGCGGTCAACGTGGCTGATGAGTATTGAGCTATAACCGAGATGTCGCTGATTTGTTCTGGTCTATTTTTAGGCAATGCAAAAAGTAAGTTGTTATTTTGCACATCTTTCAGTTGAGCAATGCCTGTAGGTTCTAATGTCACATCAAAATATTGTGTAGTGCTATCGCCAAGTGATCTTACAAGAGATATATTTTTACCAGAGTTCATTTTGACTTCGAACAAATAAACTCTATATCCACTCCCTGCTTTTTCTACTGCCCTTACTCTTGCAGTACCAATAGTAGATCCGCCATATGTAATAGCACTTCTAAGCTGAACAATTTCAAAGTTAGTAATATCAAATAGAGTATCTAGTTTACCTGTAGAACAGTTAAAGTAGTTACCATATTGAGCAACTGAGGATGTATTTTGCACATTTCCTGTTGTTCTTGGTTTTGAATAGAATGGTGAAACAGCTCCACGAAGATAATACCGATGCCCCTCTACATATGCTTTACCTGGATTAAAAGTAATATCTAGATTTGTATTGTCTGAGTCATTAGTGGCAAAATCAAGAAGAAAGTTACCGATTGTATAGTTACCAGATTCTTCATGAGTTCTTCGAGCCATCTCCTCACCGATATCTGAATATTTTTTATCAAGTGCTGTTGTGTGTGATAAAATTCCATCAGAAATACCAGCTATTGGGATAAATCGTTCGTCGCTATCTATTAAACTATTCAAAGTGAGTTCTAATTTAACTTGATATCGGTCAGCGCCTGGCGCAGCTAAGTTTAAGTTTGGACCAGAGTTATCAAAAAGATTTTGATCATCAGCTGATGTAATGATTTTTTCTGATACTTTAAAACCAACCATTTCAGTTGGTGTAGCATCATATTTACCAACAACAATATCTTCAGCAGATTTATATATGGCATGGCCATCAAGATAGAATCTACCTTCACCCTGCGCCACAACACATGACTTACCGAGTGCGGGATTTAATAAAGTGTTTGTAGTTTGAATATCAAGAACAGTTCCAGAAGTAGAGCCTGTAAGAGATCTACCTGGTGTAAGGTTTACTGATGCTGTTGTATCGGTTGGAATTTCTCCATTTGCATCAAGAATTTGTACAAATAATGTTGCGGGATCTGATCCTGTTGCTGTAACAACTTTTAAAACTTTTACAATAATACCTGATGTACTCTCAACAAAATTCTCATTTTCAATGCTGGTAGGAGTTGCAGGTAAACCGTTTGTTGAAGTATCAAGTTTTACAAATTTTACATCTTTTCGTACATCTATATCACCGCCAGATATAGAAGCGCCGGCACGATAAATCCCACCTTGCATCGCATCTTGATCACGATTGATAATGGTCTGTAATTGGTTTAGTTCTCGGTTCTGTAGACCACGCCCAGAGTTAAAAAGGATCTGATAATAGTTGTCACTATCTCTGTAGTCATCCTTATATTGTGTAAGGAATAAATTTTTGATTACTTCGGTTGCCATGGTTAGTCCTTATATTTCTATGATGACCTTAATGTCTTCAGTTTGGTCTGCAGTTCTCAATACAGAAGCTCTGCTTTCTACATATAGCAAATCACCACTAAATGGCATTGCTTTTGGATCCAAATGGAAATTAGCAGTGTTCAATAATGTTCCTGTGTTGTTATCAGAATCTGCAACACCTTCACCTTGAGAGAATGGAATAAACCCAGTTGCTTCTGTTTGGTGATAGTATAACTCATCTGAATCCTTTCTATCTATAATGGCTTTAGCAGCAGATGATGCGCCTGTCAGTGTGCTACCAATGGTAAAAGATAGACCAGTTCCAGTTGACATTTTCAGTCGGTTTAAAGAGTTGCCCGAGGTAGCAGTAAATGCAACGTCTGCAGAGTCAAGTGGGTTTTTAACAATACCGATTTGTCTAAAACTAGTACCGATAGGAAACTCTGACGAGTCTCCAGTAGTTTCTGCGCCAGATGGTTTTGCATTGAACATAATAGCACGTGACCGTAGATCATTTCTAGGGTCTTTACCAAACCCACCTCTCGGTGATAATCTCACTCTTGCTGTGGCAGAAGTTGTGGGTCCACCACCTGATAATACTGCTTCTGCGTAATCATAACCAGATCCAAGAACAAGAGTTCCAGCACTCTCATCCATTTCAATCTTAGTCACAGCACCACCAGATACTGTGGCGATTGCTCTTGCTCCAGTACCGTTACCTTTAATCGTTACTGAGGGGGCTGATGTATAACCAGCGCCACCTGTTAGAACTTGAACTCCAGACAATGAGTTGTTAATGGCTGCATTTTGAATACCTTTTTGCTCTACCAACTGTGACAAAGATGTGACATTACCAGATCCGTCAGAATCAAGTTTGCCTTGCAGTAGAACAGGGTGAAAGTTAGCGGCAAGAAAAGAAGACAAGTTTGGTGTGGTCATAGTGTATAAGAATTTCCAAGCATATCCATCAGCATAAGTCTTTGTAACAACATCAACACCTGTTGGTTTTATAGTAGAAGCAACGGCATTACCAAGAGCATTTCTCCCTTGTTTGACGCAGAGATAAACAGCATTGGTATCTGTCATTACATAGTAAGGTGTTGTTGTATGACCACCTAGATTGTCATTATATGCAGAGTATGTGGTACCTGAAATCCAGTTGTTTCTTGGCACAACAAAGCTAAAATCTGCAACTCTTTTCATGGCTTGTAAGCCAAGTCTAAAGTTTCGAATCTCTCTTTCAGTTTGCTCTGGTGTTGGTGCAAGATCTGAGTCATTCCATTCGTCTGACTTGCCTATACCAATATAATATTTTGCACCAGCGGAGTCTGTAATATCATCGAAGATATACTGGATTGCTGCTTTTTTCAAGTCTTGTGTGATAATTGCTGACATGTTTTTCGCCCTAAGTTATGCTATGATTACTCGACTGCCTAGTCCACCAGAGGAGTCTAGACCAACCAAGTACCAGCCAACAGTAGCACTGCCAGCAGTTGTTGTGTTATATACGGCATCGATTGCCGCCTTACCTTGTACTGTAAATGTAGTGCCTTGAGCAAATGTTGCAGGTGTAATTGTTACCGCACCGCTGTTGATGTTTACAAATCTCATGATCTGCCCACCAACACCATTTGCAAGAGTATTAGTACCTGCTCCAGAATTATTTAAAAGTGCTACAGGTGCTGTGAGTGATATATCAGCGGCACCACTTGCCGTATAATCTGAGTCTTCAAATCTAAATGCTTTTGTTTTTACAGTACCAGTTCCCTTTGCCTCTAAAACCATATTGATATTTGTATCAGTGCCAGATGCTACAATACTAATATCATTCCCTGTGGTATTACTGTTGATTGTAGGAAAGTTTACTGCAGAAGCAACTGTGGGTAGACCTAAAATAGGGTTACCACCAGAATCTTGTATCTGAGAACCGATATGAGGATTTCTCAGAATAGGTGATACATACCTTTTAGTGCCTGTGATAATAGATGTTGAGGTATTTGTTACAAGAGTATCACTATCTGTAAGTGTAGGAATATTGAGATTAATATTCTTGGTCATACCAGAAGAAGTTGGTGGTACAAGTTCATAAAAGTTGTTTGCGCCAACCGAGTCATAAATATCTGTATGTACTAATATTGGAGACACTAACTTTTTATTTGTGAGAGTTTGGTGTGCAGTTGTAAGGATCATTGTACCAGTAGAGTCTGGCATTGTGATGACGTTATCTTGTGTAGGCTGTGTTACAGTTAGCCGAGTTTCATGATCATTAACTGAACTTCCTTCAAAGACAAGATTATTCGGCTCAAGAAAAACACTTGAGTTAGTAGAGTCTCCACCCAGAATATTATAGAGTTCAACAAAGTTGGCGTTAATTTTAGTTGTGGCACCACGAAGCGTATCGCCCGTGCCGTCATTAGCAACTGTGCCACTCTGTAATACTTGTCTTGCCATTTTCTATGTCCTGTTGATTATCTTTATTTATACGAAAAACTCAATAGTTTTATACAGCCGAGTCTTTAAATTTCTCTTGGTCAAGGGTTTCTAGTGTGTTATCGAGACTGATAGATGATTTCAGTGACGTTCCATCACTATCCATATCCATTGTTGGTGAAGTCATTCTAACCATATCTACCATAGATGGATACTGTTCTGCGTTGAACTGCAGCGAACCAAATCCAGTTGAGTCTTGTGTAAGTAATGTATGTGCTTGTATTGTCATTCTATCTAGGCTCAAGCGTCTTGTTACTTCATCGGTAGTAACAATAGCAGATGGTTCTGTAAGTGCTGCAGGTGCCATAGAACCAATATCTAGGTATATGATTGGCGCTGGAACATCTGGAATAAAGATAGGCATATTATCAAACGATATGTCAGCATTGACTGATGTAATCTGAATCTCTGATGCATAGTACATTCCAGCAGGGTGGGCAAAGAGTTCATATAACTCTTCCCAAGTGCTTTGCTGAATACCAATTTTAAATAACAAACCCCAGTGCTGATACACTTTATCATTCTGGATCTTTCTATCTGTATCAGGTCCAATGATAGAGTTATTTGCGCCATCATTTAGATTGAAGATAAGATCCTTGCCATAAATGACTTGTGGATCTTCTTTAAAGAATGAACGGAAAAACCTTTCAAAAGAATACTTGGTACCCTTTGTTCTGTAGTAGTTGTTTGCAAGTTCCGCACCTGTCCGTTGATCGAGAATACCTTCTAGGTAGTTACCGCCCAAGAGAAGTTCATCTTCAAGTAGTGTAAGATTATCTTTTGCTGTCTGAGATATATCTCTGCTTGATGGAAGATCCTTAATCTTAAAACCAAAGTTGCCATCCGAATCCAAGTGTTCGTAATAGGCATCAAGAAGTTTTATGAGTTTCGGAAACTCTTCTTGAAAATATTCTGGTAGTGCCTTGTCAATTTGGTTATTACCAAACTCAAGTTCTCGTCTACCAATATCTCTTCTTGTCTTATCTATGCCCATTAGTTCGTTGCATCCACAATGACAGGTTTAATGGTAGATGCAGTTGCATCGAAGTTTACAATTTCATTAAATGTTGGTGTTATAGCACTCTGGTTAGCAGGTGTGGCCGATAATTTTATAAACCCAGCACCGCCTGATAAACCTGTTGGTTTAAATGAAACAATATCTAGTTTACCAGTGAGTGGATCAAATGATCCAATATTATTTGTTTTTACTTGACCCGTGCCAACCTCAACCACTCTCAATGTATTGTTAGCGGGAACAACTTTTCCATTAGTTAGTGTTCTTGCTGTTCTATTTTCTATTCGACATGTTGTTCCACCTTGAACAAAGTTATTACTAGTAACAACAGGGTCAATAGAATCTCTTGGATCAAGAATTGGAGTTGGATATTGCAAATTAAAACTATTGATAGCATTTACAACAGGTGCTATACGCAACTGTATTTTTACTTCGGCTCTGCTTGAAAGAATAGCTGGAGATAACTCATCAACTAAACTGAGAACATTTGATCTTCTAAATGATTTACCAAACTTGCCTATATTATCTTCAAAGTATTTTTCTACAACACTTTTTACTGAAACACCAAGTGCGTTAATAGAGAGCGGAGTTAGCCTTGGGTTGACTTGGAAGTGGACATTGATTTCAAGAAAAATATCTGCTGGGTCAACAAACTCTGCTTTGAAAGATAGCACAGCAAGTTGATCAACAAGGTTTAAGATTGCTTGTTTTGTATTAACAATCTGTTCATCAGATACATCATCTTCAAACTTAATAGATGTGAAGACGGTACCAAATTTAGGTTTTGGGTTATCTTGTCCACCCCATGTAATAATATCATCAATCAAAGATGAGAAGTTACGAAGAATGATTGATCTATAATCATCTGCAGTAACCATTCTGTTTTGTGTAGCATATTGGAATGGCGCATTTCTACGGATAGATTCTGTGGTTTCTTTAAAATCTCCACCAGCGGCAACCGCTGTAGTAGTTGCGTCAATATCATAGTTAACACCATCAATAGTTAGTTGGTCAACTGCAGTTAGTCCATTTGCAGTATTTGCAGTTGGCCCAACTGTGCTGATATAATCCACAACAATCTTACCACCTGATGGCGGTGATTGCCCAAGAATATCATTTGCACCAAAGGTAAGTTGATAAAATTCATTTGGTGCTTCTTTAAGGATATAGATGGTAGAGTTTTCACTTACTGATGTTGTATTAATAATATTTGTATAGGCAGTAAATGCGGATGCTGTTGTTGTTTCATAGACATTAACACTTACTGTATCCATGTCCATATTTTTATCTGGTATGGCATAAACATCTGCTTCATCAAATTCGCCCACAAGAAATGTTTTGGTTTTTCTAACACCTTCAAATACGGGGATAGCTTCAGAATCACCTTCTGTTTTAAAAATGTAAATACCATCAACATCTTCAGCCGTATAGACTTCGGTTGTTTGAAATGTGTAAGTAATCTCGTTTACAACTGCAGTAAACCGAGTAAATTTTGGTAGGTCTATACTAGAAGGTCTGTTAGCCACACTTGATAAATTAACACTAATTCGTAATAGTGCACGTGCAGCTGTTCTACTGTCAGGTACATACCCAATGCCTGTTGCCAAAGAGACCAATGATGATCTTAACTGTGCAGTATTTAAAAACGATTCATTAATAGAGAAGTTAGCAATCAAACCATTCAAGTGTGTGTTATATGCCAACACATCAAGAATATTTGAAAGTCCAGATGCTTCAAAATCATAGTCTTGAAACTCTGTTTTATTTTTTAGTTTATTTTTTAGACTTGCCTTAATGTTTTCAAAGTCTAATGCCGATGATGTGATTGCTGTTGCCATTATCTTAGCCTTGCCAGTGTTGTTGTTAATGTAACCATTTCATTAGTATTTATGACCTTAAACGTAACTGATATACCTAACTGATTTCTTTCTGGTGTTGATTTAGCCACAACATCAACCACTTCTGCCCTTGGCTCATATGATTGAATAGCAAATTTAATTCTGCTTATGGCATCAGATTCTGTAAATTCATCAGCTAGATCAAATAACAAATCTCTAATGTTTCCACCAAATCTAGGTCTAAAAGGTTTTTCATTATAGTTAGTAAGTATTAGATTTTTTACGGCTTGTTTAACAGCAGCAGATTCATTTTTCTTATAAATCTCGCCACTAGGTTTTGCTGCAAGTGTCAAATCAATATCAACATATGGCCTTTTACGTGTGCCAAATATTTTAGAAACACCGAGTGATCCATCTTCTGCTGATAGTTTAGTTGCCATATCTAAAATCCTTTTCTGTAGTTATTTATAAGGTTTTATGTACCTTTCATAGCATTAATAAACCATTGATCAGATTTCCATGTAACAACAGAACTTCTATTATATTTTCCACCGCCAAGACTTGCACCAAGTGTGTCAAGGTGCATTGTATACGCACCCATATATCCACTAGACATACCACCAGCCAAAATGCCTTCGCTCCTACACGCTCTTACAAACTTATCAAGGATATTTCTATCGGATCTATTATCTTTATTAAGTCGTCTATTCCCAACTTTACAAATCAAATCAGCAGCATCTAGTGTATCATGTCTTGTAGAACCAGTTCTTAAACCTCTAGATCCTGGTTGTCCACCAGAAGTAATCACTACAACATCAACACCTGCCTTCCTTGCAGCGGCTGCTAATACTTGCTCAAGTTTCTTCGAGACATATAGATCTCGTTTTTTACCTGCAAGTTGATATTCAATTCTACCACCTTGTGCCGTTTCTCCAGCCTTGGGTGCTTGTCCATCCCTTGGCGTAACTCCAGATTCATCTACTTCAACAAGATCGTTTTTCGAAATAAGAGTATTATTATATGTTGTTGCTACTTCAAATGATGGCTGCGCAGTTGCTCCACCACCAATAATATTAAAGTCCTCATCAATCTCTGGCATGACTACAGTAATCTGTGCGTGAACACCATCCTTATCCGGATCAATTTTATCATAATCAAGTTGAATTTTATCAAAACCAAATAAATTATCAGCAAGTTCTTCCGCAAACTCGAATGTATTCTCGAGGTTAATATTACCATCATCATCATATAATTCATATACAATAGCACGACCTGTTTGTCTCAAGTTTGGAATAGAATCAGGTGCCATAGGAGGTGCACCGACAAGTGGTTTATAAACACCCTCTGCTACAATAATCCTAAAGTCCTCAAACAAATCTTCATTTAACTTACAATATTTAATCACCTCAGCTTGAAGAACAAGTTGTCTCATTAAAGCAGCACGTTCATCAAACGTTGCAAGGTGGCCTAGATTTGTAGCACCTCCTGCACCAGAAAGAAATGTTGATATAGAAATGCCTTCTGCTACTAATGTCTTTGCATTAATAGCTTTAACACCTAAACCTCTTGGATCAATTAATTTTGGATTGTATTTTGGATCTGGATTAAATTTTGTATATGTGCGAGTGCCTTGTATAAAGTTAGGCGAAGAAGTCGATCTTCTGCCTGTAGAACCTGTCCCAGAAGATGTTCTGTTAATTCCTGGGGGTGATGGATTATTGTGTTGAGAACTAATAGACCCATCTTTCAGCAATGCTTGAATAAACTTGGCATTCGCTGCGTTGTTTGGATCTTTCATTTTGGCTCTCGCTTCTGCAGCAGATTGTTTTCTGTTTGCAATGCCATCAAACTCACTTGCTCTATCAATACCATTTTTAAGTTGATCACCTGGATCTACAAGAACCTTTTTAACACCTCTGCTAGAGTTCTTGAGTGCCACACCTATTAGGCTGGCATTTGGTTGGAACGTTGCTGTATTGTCAAGAGCGGTATTTGTCGTAGTATATCCACCTGGAGATGTTGCACCTTCTGTTGCCGTAGCCGCTCTGTTTGCATCAATCGCTTCTTTTGCAGTACCGTTTAGATCACCGTGGAAGGTAGTTGCTGTCATAGTATCAGCGTGAACAGATTTACCTGTAAACATGTTATAGTTGTACATAATCATATTCTCGCCACCGATTGTACCACCAGCACCAACTACTGACATATCTCCAGCCATCAAAGACATGCGTGGACTTGATCCAACAATCTCTGCTTGAGAGGATGTTTTGTGCACACCCTTTGCTGAAGTAGTCATAGAACCCTCAACAGAGATTACATTATTACCTTTAATGGATGCAAGAGATGCACCAAGTATCGTGGAAATGTTTTGACCAAGTACAGTCTGTTTATTGAAACCTTTTACCGTAACGGCTTTCTGTTTTGATGTTTCATTGATGTTACCCTCAACCGTGGTAGTCTGATTGCCACCAACATTGACGGTGTAATCTCCCTTCACATCAAGATCAAGATCGCCTGATACATTCATTGCCAAATTTTTTGCAATGAGAGCAAAGTCACCTTCACATACAATAGCACCATTAGCGTCTATGGATATTACACCATTATTCTTGGAACGAATTATTACAGATCCATCAGCTGTCATCTGAATACCAGCACCTGATGTGTGTTTAATTACAACCCTTTCACCACCTGGTGTATCATCATAAACTGTAGTGTGACCACCTTTTGTCTGTTTAACTTGTACATCACCATATTGTGGAGATACTTCTGGCTTTTTTGCTTTCGCAATAGTAATCTTAGCATCAGGTGATGATGTTCCCATACCAGGATGCCCACCTCCAGTTTTAACCTCTGTGGGAGTAGCGCCTGCAGCTTCTTTGTTTATACTTGAAAATCCATGATAAAGAGTGTGTGGAAATTCTCCACGTGGATCTGTAGCTTCTGATCCTCTTTTGGTTACCTGATCTGGTACTCTACTAGTGCCTTCGGGCAACACATCCCATGTATCAGCCATTAATCTTCTCCCTCAAGTTTTGATTCAATTTTAGCCTTGAGTTCTTCTGTTGTAAAAAATTTACCATTAGATATTACTTCACCCATTCCAATAACATCTTTATCTATATGTGCTCTAATAGCTTCAACACTCACACCAGGACCTGATCTAGAAACAGTTGTTCTATCAGCACTCAATTCGTTTATGCCATAAACTTGTCCGATAGGCAATACATCAGTAAAGGCTCTTGCTATTATCCTCATTCTTCTAAATTGTTGTTTTGTTACAGATGCTGCTGATAAAGTACCTCTCTGAAATGCTTCTTTAGGTGCAGGTGTATCATAGCCTGCCACAATGCCTACAAAAACTGCATTATTATTATACCCGCCACCTATAAGTGGCAAATCATCAAGAAACCTAGCAAGTTCCATATGGCCATTCTTCTGAATTAATATGTGAAATGGTATACCATTAGTTTTACCATTTGATTTATAATGTTGATGAACATCGTGAGCAGTCATATTCTGGTCAGCATAAGTACCTGTCCAATCAAAAACCAATGTAGTAAATGCTCTCTCAGCAGATTTAAAGTGTGCAATCACTTCTTTATGATCGTAAAGTTTCACACTTTCTTGCTCATCGAAATCATCAGTTGAAGTGGTCAAGAACTGATCTTGTGCAGCCCTTCTTTTTTCTAGCTCTGCTTGCGCTGCCGCAGTTTCTTCAGCCGTTGCGTCACTAGGTAATGATGCTGAACCATCATCATTAAATGTTGCTCTTGCTAGAGGATCTGTTTGTGGTGTAGTTATTGGGGCAGTTTCTGTGACAACTTGACCCGTAGGTGTTTCTGTAGTAACAGTGTTAGGTACAACAGCGCCAGAGCCTTTTAAATCTGATGTCTTAGAAACCTTTGAAACCACAGGAGCTTTTTCAACTTTTACACCTGTAGCGGTTGTTGTTGTTTTAATATTACCTGCCGGAGTTGCTTTGGTTGTTTCTGTAGCCTTTATACCTCCTTTAGATCCTGTTGTTGCCTTACCACCTTTAAATGTTACTGTACCAACAGTTGGTTCTGGCAGTGGGTTATCTTTTTTCAAGAATGAGCCAGCTGTTGGCAATGTATCTGGAAATGTAGTTTCTACATTATCAACAACACCTTGAAGAGATTCTACCTCTTTACCTAAAGCACCTGTAAAGGAACCTTCTGTTTGGCTAATGATACTTTGTAAATCATCTATAGAACCAAATTTTGCACTTATACCAGATGCTTCTAATTGGCCTTTAAGCTTATCAGATATTTCTAAATTTTTAATGGCAAGTGCTCTACATGCTATAGCATCACCCGCAGAAAATGCGTCTGTAAGTGCTCCGAGTTTTGATTGATCAAACGATGGTATCGCACTAAATATATTATTGGATATTACAGATGCTGTTGATTCCAGCACACCCATCAGTAGCCCACCTCCTGCAAGACCACCAAGGGCATTTTCAAACCCTGCAGTTGCTGCCTTTGTTGCAGCACCCAAGGCATCTAAAGCCGCGCCGCCTTGAAAATCTTGCATCATTGAAAGTGGATCAAAAGAACCCACGCCAAGGATATCAGTTGGTACTAGATCTCCCATAACGTCTGATAAATCTTCTAAAGGAAGATCTGGAATGGCAGTTTGTAGTGCTGTGGTAATGCCCTCTAGATTAGCTGTTGTCACAATATCAAAGTTCATTTCAGCAACATTTTCTACAGTAGCTTGTACGTCAGGAAACATAGCTTCAATATCAATAGCAGTATCTCCTGACGTTGCAGCGGTAAACATCTTTTCAGCATTTGCTAGATCTGTATCTGATATACCTTCTTTCATAGCAGGTAGTTTATCTGCAATGTCTTGAGATACTGCAGCAAGTTGTGGCTCAAGGATCTTTGCTTTATCAGCTAGATCGGCTGCGATAGGGCCAACCATCTGCATACCACCTTTTACTTCCCCAGCCAAACCTTTGAGTTTAGATTCGAGTTCGGCTGGAGAGAATGCTCCAGTTGGTAGTTTTGCTAGTAAATCTGGCGCAGAGAATTGTGCCGTAAGTGATTCTTGTAAACCATCAACATTTTTAAAAATACTTTCAGAAGATGCTTGAAGCTTGCTTTTCATATCTTCAGCGGCACCTAGTAGATCAGGTGTTTGAAAATCTGCTGCTAAACTAGCAAATTTGTTATTAATAGCTTTAAAATCAATTGACATTAAACTGGCCCTGCTTTGGGTTTTCTGGTAAAGTTATCATGAACACTTTTAGCATAACCTATTCTTTCACTTTCTCCCAATTTGGCTCGTCCACCATTTCGTGTTTCTTTTGGAAAGGCACTTCGTGCAGAAGTATCTTCTGGATTCTCATAATAGTGATGGACATATACAGTTGCTGGTCCAAGAGTTTTGTAGTTATTTAATCTTGTTAGATTATATTCTGCTACGGTTTGCCATTCGTGGACAACAAACTGTACTTGTAGTTCAAGAGCCTCATACGAAAGCCCCTTGTCTTTAGCAAATTTAAAAAAGTTATCTTGTCGTGTTGAAGGCCCATACCACTGAGCAATACCCAAGGAGCGATCCCCTTTTCTTTTTAAATCCTTGTCACCTTCAGCTATAGGTCTAATATCATACTTACCATCAACAGTACCGCCTGATTCTTTAAGAAAGTTTCCTATTAGTGCTGCAATAGCAATAGGAGTAAATATTCCTGTTTTTGAAAAATATTGATAAGCATATTGTACATTACCACCATACTCTACATCAGGATCTACAACAAAGCTTTCTGGTGGACCCGCTAATGCAGCATCTGCGCTTGGTGGAGAACCAACGCCTGGTGATGCATCATTACTAAAGGCAACACCATTTGCAATTTGAGTTAGTGATGGCATATGAACAACAGGAATAGATCCCATAACCAGTGGTAATTGTGATTGTTTACCATCAAGGAATATACCAAAAACTGTTGCAGATGGTTCAAGTGCAGGATTCCAACCGAGTCCAGATGTTCCTGGTTCTGTGGTAGGTACTAAGACTTGTGCATATGGCAAATCCTCGTTAGTAACATCCGGTCCATGCACACCCGGGATCCTAACCTTTACCCTGCCGAGTCTAGGCTCATCGGCCCCTTTTTCCACAACAACACCAACAAACCAACGCATAGGTTGATCACCATAAAACTCAGATAACATTGGACCTGAAAATGTATTACGAGTACTCATTCTTTCGGATTTCCTAATTTCATTAATTGTGCATCAATAACATGTCTTTCATCAGAAAATATGTGCCGACAAGAATGAATTACATATTCGCCAGATCTTTTTAAATCCTTTGTTTTCTCTGCAATGATACCTTCTGGATCATTGTTTGGAAAGTACACATTAATTTTACTACCAATTGTTCTATTTTCATCACCTGCAAAAAATATAGCACCGCCTACTCGCATTACACTTGATGATTTACCGACAATGTTTCTTAGTGCTTTTGCTGTAGCATCAAGAGAGTATGAACCACCACCATAATAATTTGCCATGTCGCTGTATGTATTATTGGCTACAATACGATCATATGTCTGTCCATCCACTTCGCTTAATTTACCAACCCCTTCAAATTCAGTTGTATCATCCATGATACTCGTCATGTTTTTAGTGTCTTCACCTAGTAGATCATTTTCTTGTATAACGTCATTAAAAAACTCATTTACGTCAAACCTAAAGTTTTCAACAGTACCAGTTGTTGCATCAAAAACATTATATGAACAACCAACAGAACCTCTCTCCATAAGATGCAATGTATCCTCATTATTTGTCACTTTGAATTCTTGTATGTTATATAAGTTGGTATCAGATATAAGACTTGTTTCTTGAGAATTTTTAAATTGGGAAAAGCTAAATAGTATGTCTTCATTCCACACAGGTTGTTTAAACATTTTTTCCATGCTTTTCAGTATTAAATTCTCATCAAATAGTGTAGCATAAAGATAAAAGGGAAACCCAAATGAACTTGTTGCCCTTTGAGTAACCCACTGTGCTGCTTGAATAGGAGTTAAAAATGGCACAACAACACGCATCGGTTCTTGAATAGGTAAGACATCGTCTATGTCAACTTCTTTATTTAAGTTATCAATGAGAATCTTTTCAACAATTTCTTCTGGTGTTCCTTTATACCCCTTACTAAATCTTGACACAGTATCAATGAAATATGTTTCATCAATAATATTCATAATAATAACTTCTGTAGTCTCATTTGTTTTGGTAGCAGATTGAACCCTACGAATAACAAATCTCTTTTTAATAGGGTTAGTGTTATCTTTATTTGAAAATACTATTTTAAGTCTTTCAGTACCCTTAATGTCAAAATATTGATCATATAGCCGACTATCGTCCCTAAGTGTTACTGTACCTGATAAGAAAGGTCTCTCAATATTTTCGAATATGTCAACTTGGAAAACGGATTTACCAAGCGATACGTTTGTTTCATCTTCCTCTTCACCATTAGGCATATACATAAGTTCATCTAAACCATAGTCAGATGCCGATTGTTGTGCTGGGCTGTTTATAGGTGGATCTCTTGGTTCTGGCATACTATTCTTTCAATAATCTATTATATTCTGCTTGCACTTGAGTAACAGCAGATGGTTTCAATACTTTTAGTTCACGTAAAGAATCATTCTTTGCATAAACCCTGTCTGAATATGTTACAGGGGTAAGTCCACCAAGAGAGGGATTAAATGGATCTATATCAACATATTCCTTTGAGGAGTTTTCATAATGATGGACTGAGTTGTATTGTTCTACTTCACTATTCACTGTGATTGTGTCAGCAATTCTATCTTCTGGAACAACAAGTTCACCAACACCAAAATTGTCAGGTGACTTCACAATAATTTGTCCTAGATCAATGTATTTTTTAACAACAGTTCCAATTGATCCAGATGATTGACCAACAACTGTATCACCAACAAGAACTGTAGAGGCTATAGGATCCTGAGTTGTGATAGTTCTATGTGGGTAATCAGATTTTAGCTTATCCTGTATTTCCAATTCAGCAAGAGGCCAACCTGATTCTCTTACATCATCGTTCATATAATAAAATGTCCAATAAAAATCAGTTGTACCATACAGTTTAAATGACATGGTATCTGGTCTCTCAAAGTCATTAATAAATTGTGTTTCATAGAACACTGTATTATCTTTTAAAGATTCAATAATTTTTATATATGCAGTAATGTTCTGAAATAAAATTCTGTCAGGGTTGTTACCAAACGCATAAGTTATAACTGGAAATGAGTTAAAGAAATTTGCCATTAGTAATCTGCCTGTATGTGTTGTTTCATAAGTGCTTTTGACTCAGTAAATTGTAAGGTAATAGCAGTAGATGTAAAGTTGCCGTCTGAGTGAAAACCCATACCTTGTGTGTTATATGTAGAAGAAACTCCAGTTAAATATGCAGGTAGAAATTTAAGACCTGGAATTGTCTTTTGATCATACTTGGTCTCAATAATAAATCTGTTTGGAAATTTATAACCGTAGTTAATTCCAGCCATGTCCAGACCTGTGGGATATAATTCTTCTCGGAAGTGTCTAACTATACCCTTTACAATCTCAGCCTCTACTGCACTGGTTGGTACCATTGTAAAGGTAAACGCAAAACTTCTTAATGGTACACTTTTAAATAATGCTCTTGTATTAGGATTTAATTGAACACCTGTTACACTTCGAATAGCACCTGCTGCTGGAGCACCGAAAGACTTTGCCTTAGATGCAACATTAGCAGCAATCAATGAGGCTGCTTCATTATTCAGATTTAAAGCTGTTCCCGCAAGTGCTCCTATATCACCAAGTGCCTCAAAACTCTTTTTTATACCGCCTATAGCAGCACTACCTACTGTTGCTCCGTCTTGCAAGCCTTTTTCAATACCAGCACCAATAAGACCAAGATCAAAGTTTTCAAACTGTACTGCATCTTGTAATTGAAATGCTGTAGGAAGATATAAACTTATATAAGGACATACACTAGAGTTCTTTGTTGGCAAGTTTGTGTCACTTGCAATACTAGTAGCTTGCGCTGTTTGGTTTCTTGGAGGAACAGTACCGAATGCTTCTCGCTGTTTTCTTGCTACAGCAAGTGATGCTGCGCTACTTAGCCTAGGATCTACTTGACCATCACCATAGCCTTTATTCTGCGCTAATTCGTGTAGTACTCTTTTAGCACTTTCCGCAGATGCCTTTGCTTTTGCAATACCTGCTTCAATTTTTGCTTGAGCTGCTTCCTTTACGGCTTCTTCATCAACAACTTTAAATACAATAGTGCCTTTATAATCACCAGGATCGTCATTTGGATATCTGAGAGTGTTCGCCATTTCATACCTTATAAATAAGTTGTATCGTTGATGTTATTTATATTGGAAATCATGGCTTATTCTGGCAAATATACTGTTAAAAACCCCAAAAAGTACCAAGGTGATCATACCAAAGTTATTTATAGAAGCATGTGGGAAAAATGGTGTTTCAAGTGGTGTGATGAAAACTCTGAAATCAAGACATGGAGTTCTGAGGAAGTAGTTGTACCATACTTCTATGATGTTGATAAAAAATATCATAGGTACTTTGTTGATTTAAAGGTTACATATAAATCAGGAAAAACAGTACTTATTGAGATAAAGCCAGACAAAGAAACAAAAGCCCCTACATATCCCGGAAAGAAAACTCGTAGATATATCAACGAGGGTTTGACGTATGTAAAAAATCTTAATAAATGGAAAGCAGCACAAAGGTTTGCAAAAGACCGTAATTGGGAATTTGTAATATGGACAGAGAATACTTTAGAGTCCATGGGTATTAAACCAAAATCCACAAAACCCTTAAAGCCATATAAGAGAAAGAAAAGTCCTAAAAAGTGATATAAATAACACTATTGGATACTAGGACAAATAAATGAGCAACCTTTTTAATAAACTAGAAATGGAAGCATTTCGTAAAGGTATTACGTTGAGGACAAAAGAGTCCCAGACGTGGTTTAGAAAACGTATGGCTAATATGCGTAAACCTTCTGCTGAATCTCTTATGAAAGACAATCAGGTTAATCTGGAGTCCCGTATAGGACCAGGTACTATGGCAATGTTTTACTACGATCCAAAACATAAGAAAACACTACCTTATTATGATAGGTTTCCACTTATTATTTTGGTTGATAAAGTACCAGGCGGTTTCCATGGACTTAATTTACATTATCTACCTCCAATGTTAAGAGCCAAATTTCTTGATGGTCTTATGGATAATATGAATAATAGATTATATGATGAAACAACTAAATTTAAAGTAAATTATCAGATGCTTCAAAGAGCATCCAAACTTAGATATTTTAAAGCTTGTTATAAAATGTATTTAAATGATCACGTCAGATCAAGATTTGCTCAAATTGAAGCACCTGAATGGGAGATTGCTACATTTCTTCCTATTGCAGATTTTGCCAAAAGTTCAAGAGCCAATGTCTACAGAGATTCAAGGAAAAAAATAAATGGGTAGAATTGATGATTTCAAAGGCACCGTATCTGGACGTGGAGGTTTTGTAAACCCAACTCTGTATAAAATTGAGTTGCCGCCGCTACCAGGATCAAATGTAAACACAAGAGATTTTTCTACTCTATGTTCTGGTATATCGATTCCAGGGAGACAGATACAGACAATAGCCCGTGAGATAGGTACTGAGAAGCAGTTTGTTGGTGTTGATCACGAGGTTCCGCCTGTCTCACTTACCTTTAGAATGGTAAATGATTTTGCTGTTAAAAAATATTTTGAATATTGGCAGAACCTAATCATAAACCAAAAAACGCACGAAGTAGGATATGCAAACACATATCATAAAGATGTAAAAATATCACAACTAGCAAAAGTTGAGAGTGCATTACCTGTTGGTGGTCTTGGTATTATTTCAGACATATTGCGTACAGCACAAGCAGATAGACAATACCCTAGTGTATATGAATGTACACTTATAAAAGCATTACCCACTTCAGTTACTGGATATCAGATGGGTGATGCTCAGACTGATCAGATAGTTGAATTTACTGTTGAATTGCAGTATAAAAACTGGGTAAATAATGATACGAATGAAGGACCAGACAATACTTACATACCGACTACAGTTGGAGATATTATAGAAAATAAAATCAACAGTGCAGTCAAGACAAAAGTGGAGGGTGCCGTCCGAGGAGCAATCGGCAGACTCTTTTAATTATTTTACAACATGAGGATATAATATGTTACCTAAGTTAAATGATGTACCCAAGTATGAGATTAATATTCCATCAACGGGTGATACAAAAAAGTTTAGACCATTTCTGGTAAAGGAAGAAAAAGTTCTTCTACTTGCTATGGAATCTGAAAACGCAAATGAAATGCTTGCAGCAATTGTTGATACCATTGGTGCTTGTGTTCAAGATATTGACACAGAAAAGCTCACTGCATTTGATGTAGAGTTTCTGTTCATGAAAGTTAGGGCAAAGAGTGTAGGTGAAACAGCTCAAATAAAAATTAATTGTAGTGAGTGTGAAGAACCAAATGACTATGAAGTTAACATTGAACAATTGCAAATGGATGTTCCAACTTTAGATCCTATTATTAAATTAGATGAAAATATTAGTATTGAAATGCAATGGCCTTCATGGAAAGATTTACAAAACACTATGGCTAATGCAGGTGAATTAAAGGAAGTTGACTATATGTTTGCTCTATTAAGGGCTGCACTAAAATCTGTAAACACAGAAGATGAACGAATTGATTTAAGAGATGTTTCAGACGATGAGATTGATGCATTTGTTGATTCTATGAATACAGCTCAATTAAATATGATAAAAGAATATGTCGATAAAATGCCGGCACTGACTGAACATGTTAAATTTAAATGTGGAAATTGTGGTCACGAGAATGATAGAGAGATCAGAGGGCTACAAAGTTTTTTCTCATAGGTCTATCTCATGAATCCTTGATGAACTATTATGAAACTAATTTTAATTTAATGCAACATCATAATTATTCATTATTTGAGATAGAAAATATGATACCTTGGGAAAAAGAAATATATTTGTCATTGCTAGTGAATTTTTTGAAAGTAGAAAAAGAACGAATAAGAACCAATAAAGGCTAATTTAATGGCAGAAGCAACTCTAAATGATGTAGTTAAAATTCTGGAAAGAAATAATAATCTACTAGATGATATGGCAAATCCAGAGAAAGATCGAGTTAGTGGTCTGAAAGGGTTAGTATCATCTGACGAAAAAAGAGACAAAGCTACTAAATCTGCTTTTATTAGTGGGTCTCCAACTATTAAAAAAACGGAGGGTGGCGGTAAAGCACTAGGCATAGGAGCAGGCATAGGAGCAATGGCTGCTGGTATGCTAAAAAGTGCTGCTGGACTCGCAGCAATGGGTGTTGCTATACCAGCCTTCTTTGGCGGATTACTTGTAGGCAGTGGCGGTCTCGACTGGATGCAGAGCACTCTGGGTATGAATTACGATGGGCTAAAAAATGCTGCTTTAGGATTTTCTGACATTATTTTAGCTATGGATCCACAAGCCTTTATTGTTCTTGGTGGAATCATGGGAATATCTGCTCTAGGTGGCGTAAAGGGAGCTAAAGGTCTTGGTGCTATGGGCTTTGCTATTAGTGCTTTCTTTGGTGGTCTACTTGCAGGTGAGGCAGTATATGCTGGGTTTAGTGCACTTGGTGGTGATTTAAATTTTGCGAATACTAAAAAAGTAGTTACAGGATTTACTAGTATATTTGAAGGAATGACCGCAGAAGATCTAATACCATTAGGTGCAATACTAGGTGGCGCTGCAGTTCTTAGTGCGTTTACGGGCGGCGCAAATGCGGCTAAGGGTTTAGGCGCTATGGGCTTTGGCATCACCGCTTTCTTTGGTGGTTTACTGGCTGGTGAAGCATTATACGCTACCGCCGCCAATATAGTAGATTTAGACTTCGGCGCAACTAAAACAGTTCTTACTGGATTTAGTGATAGTATAGGTGCACTTGACAAAGATGCTGTTATAGCTTTGGGAGCTTTGATGGCCGGCGGTGCATTAATTGGTCATTCCAGACTTAAAGCAAGATCATTAGCAAGAGGCCTATTTGCTCTAGGTGGCGGTATTATAGCAATCATGGGCGGCATGGCTATTATTGAAGGTGGTGCCACATTAGCGGAGGCTGCTGGAGTAGATTTTGGCGCCGCGGCGGGACTTTTTAAAGGATTCTCTGATAGTGTCGGACAATTATCAGTCGGTGCTGCTACAACACTGCTTGCACTGGTTGGCAGTGGCGGTGCATTAGGTCTTATATCAAGTGCTAATATGAAAAAGAATTTTATCCTTGGTGCTGGTACTCTTGCTGGTTCTATTGGCGCATTTATGGCAGTGTTTGCTGGAGTAGGGGCTGGCGCAAGTGCTCTTGGAGTGGATGGTAGTAAAATCAAAACTCTTATAGGTAACTTTGGAGAAGCAATTGATTCATTAAGCCCAACATCAATGAAAACCTTAGCAGTTTTGGTTGGCGCTGGTGCTACACTTGGTGCTATTACTGCTGCGTCAGGCGGTGCTGGTGCAATGGTATTTGCGGGTATTCCTGCCCTTGGTGCATCCATAGGGGCATTCCTTGTAGCAATTGATGCTGTTGCCTTGGGTGGCGGTATACTTGGCGCAGATGGATCAAATACCAAAAAACTTTTAAAGAACTTTGGTGAGGGAATAGATCATATTGCTGGAGTTGACTTTACTAATGCTATATCTGCTGGCGCTGGTATTAAAAGTTTAGCTGGTGGTATCGCAGCGTTCTTTGCTGTAGATACTATGGGTGCTGTTGGGGAGGTTTTTGGTGGTGCTAAGGAAGCGATAATCGGTGGATGGAATTGGTTAACCGGGCGAGACGATGGCAATGAGTCCCAAGGTGGCCCTATCCAGATGATGATAGATGCAATAAAACCTTTGGAAAACATAGATCAATCACTCTTTGATTCTATGGACAGATTTGGTCTTGCTATGGCTAAGTTAGGAGAAAGTTTTGGAAGTATAAGTGGGATCAGTACTAAAGCAGCAAGTGCAAACCTTACAGGCATGCTTATGGATATAGGCGGCATGATGTCATTGGTAGACAACGTTATAAAAGGTGGCAAAGTTTATGATGAAACAGAAAACTGGGCATCGTACCTGTTGGGTCCAAATAGGGAGTTAGTAGGTGACTTTGGTCCAGGTTTAGACAACGTTGACTTTGCCAAATTTAAACTCATGGCACATGGTATAGATAAAATACGTAGAATAATGAATGGTGGTGATTCAGGTTCAGCAGTAAGTAATAGTGAAATGTCTAAGACAGAAGGCACACGGCAGTCTCTTATAAAATCAGCGGTAGTAGAAACCATGATTGTGAAAAATATGCTTTCATCAGCACAAGGTAGTGGTGGTGGAACCAGTGTAAGCAATCAAGATAACTCTATCAAAAACAGTAGTACATACAACATGAATGCTACTGTCGGACAAGTCCAAGATCCTTTCTACGGACCGCGATAATAAAAAAGAGGGGCTAACCATGGCCCCTCACGTGTGTATTACGGCACAACCCGATCAAATGAAGGTAAGAATATTAACCTTCGGCTGCCAGTTTGGCAAAGTATGACATCGGATCATCCGCAGATGTATCTGTGCCACCATCACTCACATCATCAACGATATCCGCTGTGACCTCTGTGATTGATTGAGCAGGCATCTCCCGCATAGGAGCAGCTGCTGTTTCTGTGTTGAGTTTCATCTCATCACTCATCGACATCATGCCAGTTGTACCTAGTACACTCTCAAGTTTTGTCTTGAGTTCTGCATAGGATTTGTAGTGTTTAGGATCAGAATATTCTCCTAGGTCATGCATCGAGTTGTAAATGCCTTCACAGTATTCGTCGGTACCAAGATCTGACATTCCTTCAAATTCAGATTTATCATAGTTACGATAACCTTCTACTTGACGGATTTTTAATTTGAAGTTTGCACCTTCCCAGAAATCAAATGGATTGATTGGTTTCTCATCTTGGAATTGTGGTTGCATAACATCCATAATCTTGTCAAAGATTTTCTTACCGAACTGGTACATAAAGACCTTACCTTCGTTAGAAGGGTTACCCGGATCTGATACAACAAGAACATTAGAAACATAATGTAGGCGACGTTTCTGTTTACGTGCTACCTCTTTATCTGCATCAATGCCAGAGTTCCATAGTTTCGAGTTTAATTCACCCACTGGGTCATCTTGACCAATAGATGTAAGTGAACGCTCGATGTACCACTTACCTGTAGAGCCTTTGAAACCGTGATCCCAATAACGAACCCAAGGTAGTTCTTGACCCTCACCTGCTGGTAAGAAACGAAGTACCGCATATCCGTTACCCACTTTATCTACTGTAGGTTTCCAAATGCGGTCATCTTGATAGGACTTAGTGGCACCACCACCTGCTGATTCGGCTGCATTGATTAGTTTTTCGATGCCGCCACGGTTGCGTTTTAAGTTTGAAAAAGACATATGTTTATTTCCTTATATGTGCTGTAGTGTTGCTGTAATATGTTTATCATATCATAATAAAGGTGTTTTGTAAACACATTATTTATATAAAATCCAATTCATTTTCCCGAGGCAAAAGGTTTAATTTTTTAGCTTCTGCCTCTATCTTATTTCGTATTGGAACCGAAATAAATTTCTTGACTCCCTCTGGATCAATATCATTCTTTTCACATATAAGAAGTATTGCATCCATGTAGTCCATTTTTTTATCCAAGACAGCCTCTTCAACCATCTTGGTAAAAATTGATCGTGTTAAAAATTCTTTCATCTATCGAGTACCCTCAATATAATAGTGTCCTTGTTAAGACGTGCATTTGGGACACGGGTTTTTGTTGTGAGTGATTTCCAGTGCTGATCAATTTGCCTGATTGTCTTTGTCTGGAATATCGGCAGACTTACGTCTGGTTTCCGCAATGATGTTGTACGAGATTGTTCTAGGTCTACATGCTGTAGAGTAGAACCTTTAACCTCAAAGCCTTTTGGTCCATGTGAGACATATTCAGTGATCTGCTTGTACTTTGTATTAAAGGTATACAGACGGAATGCACCGACAATAGACATTGGGTTAATCGAAGTAAGTTTATATTCTTTAGACGCTTTGTAATAGTTTAATTTTGCAATCTGTTTATCGGCAGACTTCACACGAGGTTTACGGATAGAACGAACTGCCTTTTTAGACAAGATATATTTCTCTGTATCTGAAATCATATTAGAAACAAAGGCAAGCAACTCTTTTTGTTTCTTAGGTTTCATATGCTGATAACCCTCTACAAGATCAGGAGTTTTCTTATTGATCAACTCCTCAAGTTCTGCTTGAAGTGGAATGTAATATTTGAGAACCATGTTAGCACCAACAGTAGTGGCATTCTCAGAGAGAAGTTTTTCATACACATTTGTGTCTTTATGTCTTTCCCATAGGTCAAGCATACCTTCTAAGTCAGCAATAAGAGTTCTGCCGGCACGCTGTTGCTTTTCCATTGGGTTTAACTGAACCACATTATTTTTAACAACTTCCTCATCAGTTGTTTTGGCACGCTCCTCTTGACGTAGTGTAACCCACTTTTCAACTTTCTGAGTATAATCACTAAGCAGTTTGTCCATATTATAACCTTTAGGCACATCATTACCTCGGTTAATAACCCATTCAATTATTGATGCAATATCATATAAGCCACCATAAACCCAGTCAGGTCCATCCAGCATAAATTTAAGTTTTTTGCCTTCAAAGTTATTACGAATCCAATTACGAGTAATACCCGCAATATCTTTCTTATCCACTTCAAGGCGTACATAAGAAGCAAACCAACGGTAACCAGAATCAGTAGGTGCCGCTGCTAAACCCGTACGACGAGCTCTAGGTAGTACTTTTTTCTTACGTGGTGCCATTAATAATTCTCCTCATTTGATAATTAATACTATACCAAATCGGGTTAGATGTAAACACTTTATTTAAACTTTTTTAATTTTACTATACGATGTAACATAATTGTTACACCCTGCTTCGTAACCTTCTTTATAGACCTCCTCTAGATCCAGAAGATGCCACTCGCCATCTGCCCACTTTTTACGGACATAGTTTTTAGAAGCTAGAATATCAATTGTGATTTCAACTGATTCCTCTAGCTTCTTTTTAAAATTAGTTGAGGCTCTACCCAGCATAAATGCACAAAGGCCAATAGCAATAGTATAAAGTATATTAAGTAGAGCCCCATCAATTATCATGCTACATTAAACCCAGTAACAGAGTTCACTCGGAATGAGCGCCAACCTTCTGCATTTACATCCCATACAGGAATCACTTCCTCACTTACGGCACGTACTGCCTTCTGTGTAATAGGGTCTGATTTAATAGGAGTAGGAATAAGATCCTCACGTAGTGTACAGGTCATATTACGTGTGTCACCATTAACCTTTGTAAAGTCAACTTGACATGTGCTTGCCTGAAGCATCTCCATCATTTCATTTCGTGTCATCATATATTATCCTCCGATATATTTTTCAGGTCTGTACCAGTTTTTCTGGTGGTGAATACGAGCAAGCAAGTCTATGATAAGAGTTGCTTCCTCTGTGTTGTCTTTGATTGCCTTTCTGAGAGACGACTCAATAAGGTCAATATCATCGACAGTTAATTTAAACAAATCATTCGGTTTCACTTCTTCAAGCCATAGTTAGCAAGACGTCGTTGATACTCGGCTTCTATATAAGCATTAAGTTGAATCTCTAGTTTCTTTACTGTGTCCTTAAGAGAGTTAACTTCGCCTTTCAACCGAGAGATTTTATCACTTGCCCTGTTCAGCCGCATTTCAATCTGGGCAGTATCTGTCATTAATAATCTCCCCAATCATTATCAAACCGAGTGGTCTGATTATAGCGTTCACCATAGTGCTCTTTGGCATATTTCGAAGCATCCGTATAATGGTTCTCATTGTAACCATCGTACTTCTCAGTAAGATTTTGTGTAGGCGCTTTGGCAGGCTTTTCTACCTCATCCATCCAACCAACAGTTTGCGCTGCTTTAGCTTTGATACGAGCTTTAAAAGCGGCTTGACGATCACGTTTTTTAGCAATCTTGCGAATCAGTTCAAGACGGTCGGACATTTGTGTTTCTGTAAGCATATTATATTCCTCATTTGATATAGGTATCATATCATAGCATGATTGATTTGTAAACAACTAATTGCACCTTTTTTTAAAAAAGTTATAGCTGTTACAATTATGATACACTAAAGTAAGCTTCCCAATATGCATCGATCATGGTTTTCCGATCCGCTTCAATATCGAAGTTTGTGGCATTTGCCCAAGTGTAAATATCTTCGATCACTTCCCATTCGAAATCAGTCATATGTTTCTCCTTTTGACTCTGTTACTATACCACATGTAGGCATAGATGTAAACACCTTTTTGGTAACTTTTTTAGAAATATATTGAAATATTAATTTACCATCTGTATGCATTTTAGGGGTTTACAATTATGGTAATTCGTGGTATAATAAAGAGTATTGAGTTGAGGATAGGGTATTATGTTTTGGACTTATCTGGAGTATGCCTTTGGCGCTCCCACTCATAACAATGAAAATCCCTTACTGCTGCCTTTGGTGCAAGATCAAGAGCCAAGGTGAGACCCTGTGCAATTGTATTCATACAAGCATCTTCGGATCTCCAAACATCTTTCGAGACCGTAGCTTGACATTCATATGTAAGCTCTCCATTAGAGTTCAGTGCACATATCATAATAAGCGCTGACCACATTGTATTCATATCATCATCCTTTATATATCTTCTGCAACATATCTTCGAATTGTTCCACCTTTGCCAAACGATCTGGCCATAAGATGTACTCTTTTTCTGGATTCATTTTAAGATTATTAAGGAGAGGTACAATAGCGTTAAACAGTGAATCCAGTTGGTTCTGTTTACTGTCTGTCTGTTCGCTTAATGCTATTGCTGTTTCATTGGCTTCTTTTACAGTAGAGAGTTCGTCCTCTGTTACTGCAGTAAAACCAAAATCAAATATTTCTGACATCTTTATATCCTACGGTGCAAAACCTTGTATATAAAGGTAATTTTAATTCACCTTCATATAATACACTATTTATATTGTTTTTTACAGCTAAATCTCTATAGTCCTCTATGGTATTAATATGCTCAGATACCTCGTGATAATTATTAGATGTAATTGCATACAAGGGGCCTTTTTGTGCAGGTATGTCTTTCATATGTTCTGCCGATGGATTAATAATTAAATCATATTGAGAGCACAAGTTTTCGTCATTAAAAATTTCTGTCACATCTGCAGTAAAGGAATTATAATTTGGAGACATACCATTAATGTCAAAATACTTGTCACGCCTCTTATGACAACCTTGTTCCATATCATAGAAATCCCAGTGTTCTACTTTACCAGATACTGTCATTAATTCATACAGTAGAATAGAATCCCAAGATCCTAGAACAGCAACTTTTTTAAAATCTTTCTTAAATTTGTTGATTTCATATACCAACCATTCTTTACTCTGAATCTGGCCTTTTCTGAAACATTCTAAATTTGATTCCTCACCTGCCCAAGCATACGTAGCAACCCTATCCATTAGCTGAATCATAAATCTTTCAGACGGCATCAAGCACACCATTGTTTTTCAAGTCATCATAATGAAAACCGAATATAGCACTGCGCCTGATATTATTACCATTCACAACCCTATGATTCCATCCTGTATTAATGAACCATAGATCACCTTTTTGCATTACAAGTTTATGGATTCCCTGTTTATCACGAAACTCTAATACTGAATCAGAATCAGATAAACAAATTTGTGCTCTGCAAATCACACTCGTATCAGCATCTATATGCCAGTTCAGTTCGTGGTCACCTTTCATTTCACTCATTCTGAAACGATAAACATTCTTAAAAAGAGTATTCAAGAAGGGTGTTGTATAACGTGTACTATATAAAGGATCCCACTTGGTATAGAGATATTCATTCACATCATCTTCTGCTGATTCTTGTTTCTTCTGCAAAAGAATTTGTCTGTACTTATCTTGTACATTGAATACATCTTCGTAATCACAGTTTTGACTAATGCCGTAATTGTCTCCACCGATGTCATTACCACTATGAGTGTCTAGGATGTAGTTCAGTTCGTCCACAACTCGTATCGGAGCTTCACCTATTTTACACACAGTCAGAAGTTTGTTACGCCGAGGACCAGTACCTCCAACACGAGTTCTTTTACTTTTCTGTATTAAACATTCGGTCATATTCTTCTATACTCATATTGTTAAGTTCTGGTTCTATACCTTTATATATCACATTCTGCCAACAGTCCTTACCGCCACCACATGTCTGTAACATATCACATGATAGGTGCCAATTTTCTTTTGTATGATGTTCTATTTTAGTTTTAAAGCGTTTTAAAGCATCTCTCCTATTCGTTCCCTGCATAGAAACAAACGCTGTATCATATCCTGTCAGATACTCTAATTGATATGGGAGCAACCGCATAGTTGGGCTCAGAAAGGTATCAACCTTAGGGTTTGTGAATCTTCTGTAATCCCTATAGATGTATGTACGTGTCAATACTCTATAGCAGCCATCATAGTATTTCTGTATGGTTGAAAATGCCATAGGGTTATCGCCATCGAATAGGAAGAACCAATCAATATATTTCTCAAAGCTGTTTGGTAGAATTTCGAACCATTCTCTGTTACGCTTGTCGTACAGATTATTCTGTTCGCCTAATCTTTTTAATTCTTTTACAAATCTGTCCTTACCATATTCATCAAGTGTTAGGATTTTTTGATTAACCATATCCACCAAGCTCCCGTGTCAATTTCATACCAACGTTTACCTATTCTCCAATTACGTGGATCATCATGATGGTTTGCATGCCAACCTTCTCCGCCCGTGAGTATATTAACCCACCACAGATTGCGTACCTTTTCTTTTGTATGGCAATAGGTATTCAGTAGCCCATATCCAACATAACCGTAGACCATAGGCATAAAGAATAACCAAAAGGTCCAGATATAACCAAACACAATTAAAAAGAATACCAAGGAGACGCACCTTATTCTTTTATGGTTTTTATAGAACCACACAACCTTTTTATTTCTTAAAAGATCCTTTACCACTCTCCTTGGTATAGCAGGAACTGCAAACATAGATGTAAGCACTTTCCACTTGGCCACAAATTTTGGTGAGTGTGGATCTTTATCTGTATCAGAGTGATTGTGATGTAGCCTGTGTATCCCAACCCAACCGAGTGCTGGACCGGATCCTGATAAAGGCCCTAGTAACAATACCAAATATTCATACCAAGGGTTTACCTTAAATGCTCGGTGTGCAAAATATCTATGGTAACCAGCCGATACTATAGCAGATGATAAGAATATCCACCATAGAAAAGATACTAAGAAATATGCCACTGTATGATTGCCTTTGCTACGATATCAGCATTGATCTTGTGTGTTTTAGCATGCTTCTTTCCGTTTGCGAGTTGAGTGTTCATGAGAGGTACTTGTATGCATTCGCAGCGACACCTTGCATGTCTACTTATCTTCTCTAGGTTACGCTTTACTTGAGCGTACTCATCATTACGCTCGGGATATAGATCGGTTGTGAGTGAGGATATGTTGATGATCAGTTTATTGGTATTCTTGTATTGTTGTTCTATAGCACTATGCATAAGAATCTGCCCACGACCGTCGTATGCGTTGTTAATGAACACATCACAGTCGTGGGCTTTTTCTGCTATTTGATTGTAGTCTTTTGTGATATCGTAGCTTCCAACGTAGTTGTCCATGATATCAAACCCAATGGTGTTTGGTAGGAGTCGTGCGAACGCCTTACCAAGCCCATTCATATGTCCAGTGATTGCTACTTTTTGTTTCATTTGTCCATGAAGTAGCGTTCTAGCATTTCGATACGGTCTTCAGCAGCAGCCATCTTATCCAGCTCTTCCTGAATGGCTTCTACAATATCACTGTGCTCACCAATGCCCACGGACTGATTCATATAGACCATAATATTAGTTTTCGCACGTTCACGATCACCTTCTGCATGCATACGACATGCCTTAATCAATTGTTCTTTCATACTATTTCCTTTTTCTCTGGGATCTGATCCCCATTCTTTGTTTGACCACTTTGCCATTTTCTTACTATCTCCTGTACCTTATTGGTCTCGGTGGTAGGAGTTGCATCTACGACC